TAGACAAAAATGCCGGCCTTCTTGCCAATGGGCAGCAGGTAAGAACCGGAGTCGTCGTAGTTCTGGCTGGTGACCCGTGGAATGATCGAATCCGTCCAGGATGTGGTGGGCGGCGTGCCGGGGCCGCTTTGGAAGGTGTAGCCGCAGGGGTATTGTGACGTGTAGTTGTTGCCGAAGAAGTCAGGTGTTGCTGAGTAAGTAACAAAGCCCAGGACGGATTCAGGGCCGCTGGTGCTATCAGAAGGCGTCGGCTGATTGGTGGCCGCTGCGCCACTGGGTTCTGGCGTGTTCACCACAACCTTTTGCGCCAGACCTGGAATGCCAACCGTTAGGCGGAAGGTGGATGCCGGAACGGCTGAAATGATTTGGGTGGTGTACTGGACCCCAACGGTGCTGCCTTCGTCTTGTCGTTGCGCTGCAGGCCGCCGCTTTTTGTAGGTGTCAGGGACACCGGAGTGCTCCTCTGCTGCGGCAGCCCGTTGCGCCGCAGTGGACTGCTCTCGCTGACTGGCCGCGATGAGTTCGCTGCGTGCTTCGCGCTGCGCTTGGCTGCCATACAGCAAGCCGTCTTCACGCTGCTGTCGATCTGAGCGGTTCTGTCCCAACACCTGCCTGGCCTGCTCCTGCAGGCGCTGCAGCACCACATCAATCTGGATGTTGGTGCTCATCGCTCAGCCTCAGTCGTCTTGCGCAAACGTGATGCTGTAGGTCTTGCTCTGCCCAGCTGCCATGGCGATGTTGGGCGACTCCACCAAGATCGAGTGCAGATAGGTCTCGGTGCCGATCCGCACGCACACCGTGTCGTAGGTGAAGCCAGGGCTATTGGCGGTGAAGGTGGCGTTGATGGCAGGCAGCTCATAGCGAGCGTTGCCGGTGCTGTAGCTGCCGGTGCCGATGGTGCCGGTCACATCGGCGTAGCCACCACCGGACACCTTGGCGGCAATCCAGGCAGCAGCGGTGGATTCCGCCGTGAGGGTTCCGGTGTTATTGGCGAGGAAGATCGTGTAGGTCTTGCCTTCAAACGCTGCGGCCGCTTGGCGCTTCAGCTCCTTGGTGCTGATCGTGCTGGTGAGTGCCATATCAAGCGCCTACCGCAAGTTGGATTCGATAAGTGATGGAGGAGCCCGAGGCCACGGTGGCTGCTGGGCTCTCGATCAAGACGCTGTGCAGGTTGCTGGTGCCCAGAACGACATACACACGGTCGTAGTTAAGGCTGCCACCACTGGCAGTGAAAGTGGCGTCAACAAAAGTGTTGGCGCCGGCTTGGGCGCCAAGCTCGTAACGGCCGTCCGTGGCGTCATAGCCACCAGTGGCAACTGTTGTACTGAAGTCGGCGTATCCGTTGCCACTTATTTTTACGCTGTCCCACTGGCTCACGGTGCTGCTAGCGGTAAAACCGGTGGTTCCTACGGACGCCAGCGAGACGCGAATCGCCTTGCCTTCATAGGCAGCCGCTGCAACCCGCGCAAACTCGTTTGGACTGAGTGTGACGCTTAACGCCATCTGCCTGTGACCGTTTTTCTAGATTACCTGGAGCGAGTAACCGGACTGGATTGTCCAGCTGGCACCGGTGCTGTCGCTGGTGGCGATGTAGCTGGTGCGCTCGGACAGATCCCCACCAGAGTTGCCAAGGCTGCTAGTAGCGTCGCAGATTTCTAGATCGCCATAGAAGTACCAGGAGTCGGCAAGTGCAAAGTTGTCACCCATTCGCACTTCGATGACTTGATCCCCAGTAACGGGATCTGGGCGCGGGATTGCCATCTCCCAGATCACAGTGGTTGTGCCGCTGTAACCCGAGTATTCATGGTAACCCTCCCAGCGGAAGATGACGTAATCGCTGCCGCTTTTGACGTAGACCTTTTGCAGGCTGTAGTCGCCCACTGCAACCATAATCTTTGCGATCTCAGGGAAGTCGTAGTAAAAGATGCTGCCGTCACCAGCACCGAAAGAAATTGCGCTGTTGGAGTTCACGTAGATCGAGCTACTGGAGACCCCGTTGATCGTTACGCTGAAAGGAAGTGTAATAGGGGTGGCAACAAAGTCGTCGTCAAGTTCGCCATCGAATAACTGTGTCCACCCTGCGTATGTGGTAGCCATGGCATTACCAAGGCGGGGTGCTTCATTGCCGAGGTCGTACAAAGCAACGTCGCCTGGATCGAAGCTATTAGCTGTCATGCTTGTAGTGATGCCAATAGTCTTTGGCGTAAGCACGGGTCTTGCACGCCTAAGGAGTGCTTTAGGATAGATGTCTAGAGAGTCGGTGTCGTAAACGCCGTCGGCAAATATATTACCTTTCTCGGTCACAGTATTTGTGGAGGTGTTGATGCCGTAGGCATACATTGCGACGCTCCACCCTACAAGCACACTGTCGTTGTACCCCCACCTGTGCGTGTTGCCGGAGTTGGTTGTGGTGTACACCTGTGTGTACGAACTGGCGGAGTCTCTGCGGTACACCAGCATCCCGCTGTTGTGGGAGATAGCGATGTAGCGACCTTCGGGTGAGAAGGTGACCTTGTTCACCCTTCCCGGAATGGTCATGTTGTGCGTAACGGGTGTAAGCACCGTGCCGTTAAAGCTGAACAGGAACAGGTAGGGCGAGGCGCCGGTGCCGGCTGCCACCATCGTGTTGTCTGGGCTGATGGCTACCGCGTAGGCGGTGCTTGGTGTGTTTGCGGTTGCTACGCCAGTCCAGGTGGCGCCGTCCCGCTGGTAGAGGTGAACAACGGTCGCATAGACCGCTGCGATGTAGTGGTCGTCAAGGCTGAAGTTCGCTTCTCCAATCGCAGTGCTGGGTAGCGGATCAAGCACGGTGCCGATCTTTGTGAAGCCGCTGGGCACAACCACGAACATCTCATGCCAGGGGCTTTGCCACGAATACGTGATCAGCAGGTGCTGCCCACTATTGCTAAAGCGAACGCGCCCCCGCCCATAAGGCTGGTCCGTGATGGCCCCTTGTTTTGTTAGTACGTTGTTTGCAATGCTGTACCAGTGAAGCTGCTGATTACTCTGCGTATAAGACATCACCAAGCGTGTGCCGTCTGGTGAGATTGCAGTGCCGAATACCCTAAACGGAAGCACAGAGGGGTTGGCAAGCGTTGTAAATGTGGACGCCTCGACACTGCCGACCTTTATGTAAGGGCTGTTGAAATAACCAATGATCGCCAGCGTGTCTCCGTAACTCAACGCCCTCGGACGGATGTTTGTCTCTAGCGTTCGGGTGACTGTTATGTCTTCGCCGGGCGCAATTACCTCGGCGTCCAAGGACAGCACGATCTCAATCACCACTGCCGGTCCAGTGGTGATCTGAACCGCCTGGCTGGTCTTGGTTTCCAGCGTCGCTGAGGCACTGGGCAGGGTCAGCGCGTAGTCCAGTGCGGTCACGCTCAGAGCGGTCCTAGTGCCCGCCACTAACGGCACCCGCTCATTCACAGAAGGCACCAAAGCCGTGGGCGCGATGCTCTGCGCGTAGCTGGGCGCCTGGCCGGTGGGCAGGCTGGCAAACACTGCCCCTGGGGCCGTGGGATCAAAGCCACCAGGGGTGCTGGTGCTGTTGGCCGGGGCGCCGGTGCCAGTTGTCACGGTCGGGTTGCTCGGGAGGCTGGTGATGCCAGGGGCAACCGGCATCCAGAACGTGCCGCTGCCGCTGACCGCCCCGGCGTAAAGCGCATCCATGGCGCCAAGGACGCCGTCGCTGTTGAAGCTCCAGCTCAGGCCGTTGGCCTTGTAGGCCGCCGTCAAGCCAGCCGCCTGCAGGTACACCGAACTCAGCGGGTACAGCGGCATCACATAGGCCGGCACCTGCAGCGAAACACCAGCGCGGTTGCCGAACATCACCGCGTTCTGCGTGCGGGCGTAGCGCAACGCTTGGCTCATGGCATTGCTGCCGACGAACTCATATCCATCGCTGGCGCTCCACACCACCGCGTCATCGGAGGCGAGCGGCATCTCCAGCTCAGTCTTGGGCTTGCTTTCGACCGTGCTGTTCTCTTGCTCCAGCTCGGCTTGCTGGCGGCCTTCGTCGTTGGTGGCACCGACTGGTGCCTGCTTTTCCTTCAGCGCTTCTTGGCGAGCTTCAGTGCGCGGTCGCTGCTGAACGCCGAAGGTGCGGTCCTGTTGGATCGCCATGCTGGTGCCTTCAAACACCAGACGCTTCGCTGCTGCAAGCAGGTCGTTCAGGCCGTTCAGGTCAGTGGTGACCTGACCCTTTTCAGCGGTGTCCTGCTGGCCGTTTTGCGTCAGGCCATAGGCCAAATAGCGGTCGGTGCGAGTCTTGGTTTGGCCCTCGGGTTGGTTGGTGTCGTAGGTGATCACCGTGCGCTCGGCTTCGTATTCGCCGCTGGGCAGATTCGCTAGGTCGAAGTCGCCAAAGTCAAAGCCGCTGATGTTCAGCTTGCCGATCAATGCCTCGATGGGCTCAAAGCGCTTGACGGTTTGACGCACCTGCTGCTTTTCAACGCGCTTCTCTTGAGCGGCGTCTTCATCAGCGACGCGCTCTTCCCCGTTGGGGTCGGGGCAGAGCAGATCAGGATCAAGAGCTAAGGAGTCGGCAACTTCCTCCCGCTTGATCGGGACATATTCGAGGTATTCCTCGGTGCGGAACAGCAGCGGCGTTGTTGCAATGAGGCGCAGGTTGCTTAGTTCAACCGGCGTAAACATAGGGGTGATGTCCTGCGCCAGCACGTTGAGCCGGGCCTGCAGGATGGAGCCCAGCTCGCCGGCGAAGATGCGCTCTTCAGTCGTGATGCCTTTGATCTTGTAGTCGCTCTCGTCGTAGTAGGTGAGGGTGACGCTGCGGGGGTTGTGGGCAACGCCTAGCTCATAGATCGTGTTGCCGTCGTCGTCTACCGCGTAGAAGTTGTATTCCTGGTTGTAGGTGACCGCCTCATCGCGCTCCCAGTCGCGCAACTGCTTCTCCTCCGCCAAGGCATCCAGCTCGGCCTGTGCAGCGTCCTGCTCTTCCTCGGTGCTGGTGGGGTCATCCAGCGCTGCCTGAGCTGCTTCCTCGGCGTCCAGCTCCTGCTGCGCTTCCTCCGCAGCGGTCTGCTCCAGCCGCTTGCTGTCAAAAGTCACGCTCACCACCTGGCCGGGCAGTACGCCGCTGTTGATGCCGCTCAGCTCAATAACGCTGTTCTCATTCAGCAGGGGGCCAGTGCCGGCGCCATCCCAGCCGCGCAGCACCAGCGTCTCGCTTTCGTTCAGGTAACCAAAGAGCGATTCACTGCTGATCAGCTGATCCAGCACTGACACGTAGCCGGTGCTCAAATCAAAGTCGTCTTGGTAGGTGTTGGTGAGCGTGCCGCTGAAGGCAAGACCCAATGCCGCGCAGCACTTCTGCAGCACTGAGCTGGCGCGAATGCCCATCGGGGCGCGGTTCATCACCTTGGCCGGGGCCAGCGCGTAGGTCTCGCGCACCGTCAGTTGGCTGGCAGCCTTGGGGTCAGAGAAGTTGAAGGGCGTGGCGCCTTCCTTAGGCAGGTAGCACTGCTGGCCGGCCTGCCAGTCGTACTCATCGCTGGGGTAGACGTTGGGCTCCGGGCCGTTGCTGCCGTCTTCTTCCGGCTGCTCCTCTTCGGCTTTCTTGCCCTTGAGGTTGGCGAGGTACACCAGCTTGTCGCCCAGCTGCACCGTGGTCTGGCGCGTGAACGGGTTGGCAAAGCTGCTCAGCACTCGCAGCGTGCGCGGTAGCCGGGCGATGGTGCTGCCGCGCTGCCAGCCGATGTTGACGACGCTGCCCACAGCGGGTGTGCTCAGCCCCGCCAGCACGAGCTGACCACGGCAGCTGATCAACCCTTGGCCAACGCTCAGTGCTTCATCCGCGATGTTGCCGCTGATGATCGTGCCGAGGTTGCAGAAGACGTGAGCGCGAACGTCAACGGTCATTGAGCCACTCCAACGCTCAGGGTCACGGTGTAGGTGATGACCTTCAGGCCGTTCACCACGTCATTGGCCGCTGTGGCCGTAGGGGCGCCGAGGGGGAAGTAGGCACCGGCTGCTGGGGTGGTGCCGATGGTGCTTTCAAACCAGCCCTGCAAGGCACTCCATCCCGAAGCGTTGGTTTCGCCTTCCAGCGCATACACCTTGGTTGCCGTGAGCGGTCCGGTCAGGTAGCTGGTGCCAGCAGCGGTGAGCTGCATCTGCGGCACGTCCTGATAGGTGACAGGCGGGCGCAGCAGCGTCAGAGTGCAGCTGCCAAGGGTGAAGGTGCCAAGAGCGGGGCGATCTTCCGCGCTCTTGGCTTTTTCACGCTGGCGGAGTGCCACCTGCAGCGCTTGGGCTGCATCCACCAGATCCACGCTGGCGGAGATGTAGGGGCCAGCTTGGTCGCCAACGGGGGCGCTGGTGAACCAGCAGCCGACGCCGCTCCAACTGATGCCGTTGGCGCTGGCGGTCAGGCTGACGGTGGTGCCGACGCTGTTGGCCGCCACGCTGTCAGGGTCTTGGATGCGAGCGTCGCGCCAGGTGTTGTAGACGTTGAGCAGCGATTGCCATTCGCTGGTGGTGAGCAGGCCGCTGACGGTCCAGCGGCGAGCAGTCAGGCCGTCGCGGGTGGTGGCTTCTTCGTAGCCGAAGGGCTGGGCGAGGAGCTTGCTGGTGGTGAAGGCGCCGATGGAAACGGTCATGGCTTAACCCAGTTGAACGGCGTATTCGCCGGTGTTGGCATTTACCGCGACGTTGACTGTCCAGTCTTTTTGCGCCAAGTTGCTTGTGGCTTCTGCTAACGAGGAGTTAACTTTCAGCATTGCGTCGTTAATCACAGCCAAGTCATTGGTCGCCCTGTAAAGCTCGGCCTGTGAGTTTCCAATATCTTCGCCGAGCCTTAGCTCTTGGCGCGCGGATTTGATGAAATCAAGAACTGCCGCATTTCGCTGCTCAAGTGTTCCAGATACCTGAAACTGTATGCCTAGTTGTCTGGCTAGCTGCTCAGCAATCGGCGCATTTTGATCGCGTATTGCTTCCTGCCGAAACTGGACTTGCTGAGGAGAAAGAAAGCGATTTAATCCTTGACCACTGGTGTTGCGTAGCTCGCTGAGCGAAGTGACGCCGTCTTCGATACTGCGGCTGATGCTCTTAACTGCATCCTGTGCGGACTTAAAGGCGTCTACAAGGTCAGCTTTGGTTTTGGCTGCTGCTAGTCGGACGTTCTCGGCCGCAAGTCGAGAGGCGTTGAGCAGGCTGTTATTGCCGGGCTCGGCGCGCAGGGCGGCTTGCGCTTCTTGCTCCGCACCCTTTGCGTCCTCAAAAGATCTGACCGACCCCAGTGCCCCGATCCCCAGGCTGGTGAGGCCGCCTCGGCGCTGTTGGATCGCAATTTCGTCTTGGATGCTTCTTAACTGGTTTGCTGCTGCAACGTTCTCAGCAAAGCGCTTCTGATCTAGTTGGGTGATCTGCTGGTTGATCTTGTAAAGGCGCTCTGCTGCTTCCTGTTCGGTCTTAAGTGAGTTGTTGGGGTCGGCGCGTAATGCTGCCTTCTTTTCCTCAAGTACCAACTCCTTCTCACGTTCAAGCGTCAAGCGCCCGTAGCCCTGGGTGCTGGCGTCGATGAGACGGTATTTGGCCGATAGCAGGGCGTTGTCTTCGCGCTGCGCCTCGGTGAGCTTCTTTTGTGCGTTAAGGGCTTCTTGGGTGCGGGGGCCGAACTCGCTGTTGACCTGGCGGTTGATGTCCAGAATGTTCTGCCCACCCTGTGCGATTAGCTCACGACGACGGGATAGATACGCTTGGCGGTCTTCTGAGGTAAGCCCGTCTTGGATGGCACGGGACTGAGCAGCGACGCGGCCAGGTGCTAGTAGGTCGTTGAAAGAGTTGAGAAGGTCAGCAATAGGGCCTTGCACAACAAGACCGATGCTCACACCTAAGTCCGCTAAAGAGCGGTTTAATTTGTCGCTTTCTTGGGCAAGTCGAGTTGTGGTGGCTGCGTCAAGACCGCGTTTCGCTAGGTCTTCGCGGATCCTGGCCTCCGCCTCCGCGTAGCGTCCAGCGTTGATCAGCGCCTCGACGTTCTTTTCTAAGGCGCGGCTGGAGAGGATGCCGGCTTGCTGGAGCTCGCTGAAGCGAGCGATGGGGGCGTCCAAGGCGCCCGCAAGGGCGCTCAGATTGTCGGCTTGTTGGCCGATCGCCGTGCCGATTAGAGCTCCGGCAAAACCAAACCCGCCGCCGAAGACTCCGAGTGCGCCGCCGAGCGCGCCGCCCACGCTGGCGCCAGCGCCCTGCCCGAATAACGCGGGAAATGCGCCGCCGATCAGGGCGGAACTTAGTCCCTCGCCGGCGTCAAGCCCTTGCAAAGGGCGGCCAAGACGCTGCAGGGCACTTGGGCCTCTTCCTGAGCTGCGCTCAGCCGCAAGCAACTTGTCCGCTAGCTCGGCACGCGCGGTTTCGGTCTTTAGTCGGCGTTCTGCAACGCGGGACAAGTCAGCCTCAAGTACGTCACGTTGACGCTGTTGCGCTTCCTCAGCGCGGGACCGCTTTTCTGCGTTGCGGCGGATCGACTTCTGTACGGGATCGGCGGTGCTGAAGTTGCTGGCGCTGGCGGCACCAAAGCCACCCTTGAGCGCATCTGCGCTTTGGAGGATGCGTTGAGAGATTTCGCGGAGGGCTTGGGCGCGCTTGAGATCGGTCTCGAGCAGCTCTCGTGCAGGCCGTAGAGCTGCTTGGTAGGCGCGTTCGTCAGCGACGCTGCCGGCGCCGCGGGCCAACATGGCGCCGCTGGCGTCGCGCACGCCGCCCGCACGCGGGTTTCTGTCTGCGTAGTACGACTGGATCGCTGCCAGCTTCTCGGCGCGGCGGATCGCGGCCTCTTCTTGCTGCGCCAGTTGCCTGTACTCGGAACTGGTGCCGTTGAGGATGTCGTTGTAGCGCTGTTGCGCGCGCTCTAGGACACGCAGGGTCTCGGCATAGGCCGAAGACTCGTAATCAAGGTTGGATAGACGTTGCTGAAGCTCCCGGATGTTTTGGCGCTCGCCCTCAAGAGTCAGGGGAATTTGTGGGAGGTTGGCGTTGCTTCCGTAACCGGTGGTCAGCGTTGAGTCGCTAAATGCGGCGGCGCCGGCGTTGGCCGCCTGACGGCCAGTGCGCGCAGAGCGCAGAAACTCCAGCTCTTTGATGCGTTGCAAAACAGTTAGGTACTGCTCGCTGCTGGTGGTCAGATTGCGTGATTCACTGGTGAGGCGTGCAATCTGGGCGCTGATCTTGCTGTAGGCTCCGCCTGGAATGTCGCCAATGACTTGATTTAGTGTGCGGAGCTTGACTTCCGCTTTGTCTGCTGCGGTGGTGAGGTTTTTGAGTTCCTTTGTGGCAACCTGTACGCCTGTTGCGACCGCCTTAAGCTCTGGGGCTTGAAGGTTCTTGAGGGCTCTTTGTGCTCTGTCGAGCCCCTGCTCAAATGCTTTGAGGTCAACCGTTAGCTGAAGTTCGGCTTGGCCTAGCGACTCCGCCACGGATTGCTCTGGATCCTTCTTCCGAGGTTGCCGGGGAAAGCTCGGTTATGACTTCTGCTCTGAGCGCGCTCGCTAACGCAACCGCGACGTTCACCGTCGCGGGGGCTGGTGTGGTGACGGACCCGACGACCGGCAACGTCACACCAGCCACTGCCACTGTGTCGGTCCCGCTGTTTCTGAAGGCGGAGCGGGTGCGGGGTACGGCGTTTCCGGGCGTGGAGATGACGGAGACGACGTTTGATGGCTACGCCCTGGAGGCGCTGGACGAGCGAGTTGTCGTGGGGACGGAGGGTGTTGTGGCGTTTGGGGGTGCGGGTGCGGTGGAGTGTGAGGTGACGGCGCTGCGGCTGCCGTATGGCAAGACGGGGTTGCTTGGCGAGACGCTGGGCGCGGCGCTTGGGGAGAGGGTGCAGCTGGTGTCCCGTGAGCAGGTGGGGTGATGGCGCGGGTTACGCAGTGGAATGCGGACCGGCTGCTGCAGCGGGTGCCGCGGGTGCTCGCCAGCTATGGCGTGAAGATTACGCCGCTGTTGCAGGATTCGATTAAGGCGAAGGTGTATCAGTGGGGGGTGCCGACGCGGCGCGTGGTCGGCCTGTACTCGGGAAAGTTTGTTCCTAGGGGGCGGCGGGACATCGTGGATACAGGCGATCTGCTGCAGTCGCAATCTGCGCCGCAGATCACCTCAAACAGCCTGACGATTACGTGGAGGGTGCCGTACTCCGGGGATGTGCTTGAGGGTGGTTTTATAGTCGGGACGATGATGGATGCTTACATCGCGCCGGGGCGGGATTGGATTACGCCGGTGCTGAGAGCGCAGGATCCGACGGAGTTCTTTGTGAGGGAGTGGCGCAAGATTGGGGGCGCGTAAAAGCCCGCCACCCTGTGGGGCAGCGGGCGCTTAGCTCCCTACTGCTGATCAGGCGTTGGTTTCGGCGCTCCAGGTGTAGGCGCCGTAGCCGGTGAGGGTGAAGGTGACCTGGGCCACGTTGCCGGCGGCGATGGACTCAGAGAAGTCGGTCACCCATGCAACGCCGGAGTGGTACTCAGGGTTGCCGGTGGTGCTCATCTCGGGGGACTCGCGGAACCACTGAACAGTGGTGCCGTCGGCGGCGTTGAGCGAGGCGTTTTTAAGAACGATGTAGCCGGCGTCGTTGAGGTTGAGGTTCATCGACATCGGAATCGTGTAGCTCTGCTGCTGCACGATGGATGCGGTGAAGCCAAGAGTGCTGCCGTAGTCGAGTACGTCTTGGGTTTGGGTTGAGCCTTGGAGGGAGGCGTCGGTCAGCGACAGCACTTCGGTCATGCCGGTGCTGGTGGTGGGGTTGGTGGAAGCGGTGGTGCCCGCTTTCACGTAAAACTTGTAGCCGAGGCTGTTGAAAAAGGCGCCGGTTGCCATGGGAGCAGGGGAGCTTATGGCCCTAAGTTGCCGCCTCGCCTTGCTCTAACAGCTCCCAGGGTGTAGCGCGGGGGCAGATGTGGAGGTCGAAGCCGCGGATGTCGTGGTCTGTGGGGCTGGTGGCAACGAGGGCGAGTTTCAGTTGCTCTTCGGTGATTTCGAGTGCGATCAATACTTCTTCGCGGCTGCTGCCACGGTCCAACATCTTGCGGGCGAGTTGGCCGTTGCGGCGGACGGCGCCTGGGGCCTTCACCAACCAGTTGTGGTCGCGGATGAAGTGCAACACGTCGCCTTCAGCGAAGACGGTGAGCAAGGTGCTGAACGTGCCCTTGGCGGGTTGCCAGGCGCGGCAGGTTTTGATGAACGCTTGGTCGATGCACGAAAACACGTCCTCCGGTGAGACAAACGGGTACTTCCTGCATAACTTCCGTCCCATTAGGCGCAGGAGCCCTCGATGCTCGCGGTACATCGAGGCGATGCGGCGCTGCTCGTCGCGGGTGAGGGGGGTCGCCAGGTAGCCGGTGCGGGGCCGGTGGCGCGGACCCGTTGCGGTAGGGGTGGGGGCGGCAACCTGGGCCATCCCCTAGTCTATTGCGGACCTACCTAGGTACGTCAGCTGCGGGTGAGGGCGACGGCGCCGCCGATGCCACCGCCGGTGGTGCTAGTGGTCAGGCAGCCGAGGATCGTGGCCAGGTGGGGGAGGACTGTGAGGGGGGTGGCGGCTTTCGTGGTGCTGTTGCCCGCGTTGGTGTTCCACTCGAGCTCCATGACGTCGAGCTTCAGGC